AGTTCGAGCCTCTCCTCCCGTGCAATGTCAAATAGCTGTAAGTTATAAACTTACGGCTATTTATCGTTTATAGGTCGGACAAATACCGGACACAAAATTTCAGAATGTCAAACCAAACTACGTCTTCAAATTTGAAAGAACGTAGAAAAAAATGTCTTCAACAACCAAAAGAAAAGGCTCTTCCATTAGTGATATCATCACTTACACCCTCCCCAAACTACACACAGGCAAGAATTGGTATATTGACTTTAAAGCATACGATCCGCTGGAGCAAAGTATGAAAAGAAAAAAATATATGCTGGATGGAATTGACAAAGTTTCCGAGCGCAAAAGGAGAGCAACCGAAGTCATTACTAACCTCACTAACCGTCTTCGAACCGGATGGAACCCGTGGGCAGATACCAGCAACTCACGCCAGTACACACCTTTTATAGATATTATCAAATTGTATTATAAATATTTGGAGAAGCTCTGTTCAACTAAAGCCATTAAAGAAAACACTCTCCTGGACTACAAGAAGAGAATTAAAATACTTGCCGAATACAATGAAAAGAGAATTCCGACAATCATTTATATCTACCAATTCGACCAAACCTTTGTTAGTGATTTCTTAGACTATATCCTCATTGACCGGGATGCATCCGCCCGGACACGAAATAACTACAGAATATGGCTTTCCTCTTTTTGTTCCTGGCTAACCGAAAAACAGTACATTGACCGTAATCCGATAGAAAAGATTAAATCCCTTACGGCTGATAGTAAGAAACGTGATGCGCTATCTGCTAAGGATTTGAATAAGTTAAATAAGTACCTGAAGGTGCAAAATCCCTATTTCCTACTCCTTTGCCAATTTGAATATTACACTTTCATCCGGCCAGATGAACTAACCAACATCAAACTGAAAGACATATCTCTGAAGGAACAAAAGGTATTTGTTAATTCCGCAATCTCCAAAAACCGTAAAGATGGCATGGTAGGTTTGAATGATGAACTTATAAAATCTATGATCGATCTCAATATCTTCAACTATCACGACGACTGCTATCTCTTCGGCCCCAAATTCAAACCCTCCGACCAAAAAGCCAGTACAAAGATTTACCGGAGCTATTTTAATAAGGTACGTGCGGAACTGAAGTTTCCCCCAACTTATCAATTCTACTCATTAAAAGACTCCGGCATTCGCGATCTTGCAAATGCCGAAGGTATTATCATTGCGCGTGATCAGGCACGGCATGCAGACGTATCAACCACTAATAAATATCTGAAGGGAGAGCATATGACCGTACACGAGGAAACAAAACATTTCGAAGGGAATCTATAAGAACAGAGACACAACATTTCACAACGGTGGTAGAAAATGTCATATTTTAGTCTTTATTCTACCCTATAAAAAGTCCCCTTCAGTACCTTATTCAGTCCATTTGCATCTATTTCCGCCTCAATCTTCTCGCATAGATATCGTTTATTACCTATAAGAAATACCTTATTCACGTCTGGCAAACGGTCAGCTTGAAAGTTGATGGTATAGGGAATATTGGAATGGAACATCTTCAGGATAGAGAGCCGATGACCAATGCTATCTGGACAGAGGTCGTTTAGACTAAGGGAATAAGGCAAGAAGTCCGTGAGCTGTGCAGCAGTCTTCTGCTGATAATCAGTAAAGGGATAAGCGTGACTGTAGGACTTGGTTTGTCCGTTGGATGTCACGTTTTGCCGGTTGAACTTTCCGGTGTTGAAAGCTATCTCCATACGATCATTCTTTTGTTGCTTCTCCGGTAACTCGACATCGCCGCTGATGGCTTCTTGGATATTGAATGCTTCTCCCTGAGGACTGATTACCCAATCCGGATTATAATTTTTGCGGTAATAGCTGATTAAGGGAATATTCAAAACTAAGCTGGTATCAGTTCTCACCACATCGAAATTATGTTCCAGCCGTTTCCATGTACCACGATCATATTGTACAATCTTGGCAGGGACTATCTTTAGTTCGGCGTCCGTATCGTAAGACTCCGGGTCACGGATGAGGTCAGCATAGAGATTGATTTCACGCAGTGTATCTGTCTCATTCTCATTGTAGTTGATGTAGTAACGTTTACCTACGACAAATATCACTCTCTTCCGTTCTTCCTTATCCATACTATCGTAGGCGTTTTTCATATCCTGATAGCTGGCATATTCTGCTTTTTTAGCAGCCTTCAGAAGATACCGATCCAGTCGTAAGTAGCCGTCATCGGAGGTGGAAGGAAGATCATAACCGACATTGCCAGAGGTTACATCCTTATCGCTCTTCTCCTCGTCTATCTCGACGGCATATTCGCGAAGCAATGCAGTGTGATTGATGATTTCCTTATTGGGATTGGAGAAGTAATTATTCAGTTCGACAAAACGTACCACTTTTGCATATTCGTCTACAACAGTTATAATACCTAAGAATTTCTCCAATTCGTCAAAGAATTCGGAAACCGTCCAGTGTGGCAATGCCGTTTCAATGCGGAATGAGTTTACCGCACTGCATATATAGATGTTCCGCAAGAAACTGGTATCAAAGAAAGTGGTATCAAAGGTATATCCGAAATATTCAACCAGCTTTTTGATGACCGTAAACAGGTAGGGCTGGAAGCTTCCTACAAACATATTAGAACCGGGATTAAAGTTGGTTGTGCCCTCTTCATACGTAACTCTATTGACCAAATTCTCCTCCTTTGCTTCTTGATAAAATACCGGAAGGAAAACCCCGTCCACCTCATCTACCGAACCGTAGGCTGCCTTCATTTCTGATTCCGGTAAGAAGAATTGAAAGATTCCCGGCTGCGGAGGCATATAAGGCCCTCCCAGCTCTAACTCATCAATATAGATATCATCATTCGTCAGAAGATTAAACTCAGCGTTACCAGATACAAGCTGCACTTTAACCAGTGTATCCTCTACCGACAATAAAACTGCGCTCCCATAAAGTAGGCATCTGGCATCCACGATGAGCATAGCCGGAAGAATTGTCTTTTTCTTCGTTACATCCAGTCTGTTAATATGCTTGAATATGGCATGATTAGCTATCATTGGAAGTTCAATATCCAACGAGTAACTGGAACTGCGAGTGAAATAAGGATTCTCGGAAGTGAGCATAATGTTGAACCCTTCGGAAAGGACAGCCAACTGTCCGTCAATGTATAATTCGGTCATTGCTTGTTGCGTGATTTATTGTTATCTAATTTCTTGTACTCTTTTTGCGCTTGGTTGATTCCACCTTTGCCTGTTAAATAGGTTTCGGCAACTATGCGTTTTTCAAATCTCTTCTTCACCGTCTGCATTACAGTAGTGCATTCAGCAATCAATTGCTTTATCTCCGGATCAGTCGCTTGAATAACTTCGACGGCAGCCGCTTGATTTTGTCCTCCATTCCGAAGTACACCGGATACATCTTGACTGGTAAGCTTACCAACTGTATTATTCTTCTGTGCAGTATCAATAAGCTTTAAGACCGGAAGAATCTCCGGATTCGCAACAGCAAAACGGTTTGCAACAAATTCGTTGCTGTGTACAATACCCTGTGGTTTATCCCATTCGCCCGGACTCGTAAAGCCACCAGTATAAAAATTGCCAATAGCAGATTTGGCGGTTTCAAATGCTGCTGTAATCAAAGCTATTTCTCCAGCTGCTTTAACAAGTCCCCAAAAACCTAATTCACCAAGATTGGCAATTGTTCTCTGAGCAACTTTTAGAATCATAAATTTCTCTAATGCATCCAAAGATGCTTTCAACATTTCTTTTAGGAAATCTTTAAAAGTAACTTCTGAATCAGTTAAGACATCAGCAATCGCATTCCCATAATCAGTAGCTAATCCCTCCAAGATATTATACGTTTGCTGTTCCTTGTTTTTCTTTTGTTCAGCAGCTTTCTTTTCAGCATCCAAGTCTTCTTGTCTCTTTTTATCGCGTATCTTGTTTTTCTGCTCTTCACTATATTCTGTACTATTCAATATATCATCGTAATATTTATCCTGAATTCGTTTTAACTCCTGATAATAGCTTTCTTCAGATGTCTTATTTTGATAATGGTACATCGTAGCATCTTCTATTTCTAATTGATATTGGCGTTCACGAGCTGAGAACGCCTGTTCTGAGGTTTCCTTTCTTTTCTTTTCAGCTTCTTGTTGGCGCTTCTCCTCTTTTTTCTCAAGCTCATCCCGCATCTTTATCTCCATATCAAGAAGCTGATTATTAATTTTCTGCCGTTCGGAAGGTTCAAGCCCGGCAACAGATAATTTGTCCTGAAGCAATTGCATTTCAGCATCCTGCATTTCTTTATGATAATCGTCTTGAGACATACGAGAATCTGTTAAATATCTATTTTTTATCTCTGTGATACGTTTGTAATAATCAGTTTCGGCTTTGGTCAGCTTATTATCATCCTTCGTACAAGTACAGGGATTATTGCCACACCTGGGACATTTCTTCTTATCATCGTCATTTCCATCGTTATTATTATTATTTGTCTTATACTTTTCATCAATAGCCATCAATTGATTGGTATATCCCTGCATCATTTGCTCATAATACCTTACCTCTTCATCAAGTTGCTTTTTCTTGGCTGACCATACTCGGTAAGCGGTTGGTGATATACTATTAGTAACCGCCAATTCCTCCAATGACTTACCCATATTGGAAGGATCGTTAATTTCCCACTCCAGACTCTTGAATTTCATAGCATCCGATCCGTTTTCACGAATCCATTCCGACCTTTGATTCAAGACCTCTTGTAATTTGGCATTTGCAGCTTGTTGTTTCGCTGTAAGCAATAATTTTTCTACATAACCATCTAAAGCCTGTGTATTATTGTTTATTAATCGACCTTCTTCTGTCAAAGAGGCATGGTATTCTGGAACTATTGTTTGTATCTCCTCCAAGGCAGCTTTGCGTTTTCCATAACTTTGCTTTGAATCTTCAAGCACTTTACGTAAAGCTTCCAGTTTGTTTTTTTCTTCACCGATACTTTTCTCTGCTTCAAGATTGATTTCGTTTAGCTCTCTCTTACGCTTATTGGCTTCAGACATTCGTTTAGAATACAAATATAATGCACCTGCAACTCCAACTATCAAAGTAGCAACCGCTCCAAATGGATTCATTTTTAAAATCATGAAAAATGCCTGCATTGCCAACTTAGCTTGTCCAATTTTACCTGTTAGTGCAGATGTCGCTGCTATATACAACCAAGTTGATGCAGCAATGGCTTTATCCCAAAACTCTTTCAACTTTTGGACTACAATGTATTTTCCGGTTTCAGTTTTCACTTTATTCAACCAAAACCATTGTAACTTATTTGCTGCTGTATAAGACGCGACAACAATTATAGCATAAGCCAATACTTTTCCATATTTCTGAAGCCAATCAATTAATTCCGGTGCGGCCTTTATCAATTTTGTCGTCCACCCTGTTAAGGCAGATAACGAGGGGTTAAGCTTTTCCATCAGTATGATACCAGCTTCTTTAATTTGATTAATATATTGTGCTCTTTTGGCTTTAGCCGTATCTGAATTTATGGCGGCCTGTTCCATCGCAACGCTTGTTCCAGTAACGGCTCTCGTGTATTCTTTAACCTTTTCTGTGTTTTGTGCCAGTATCATAGCCGTTGTCATTCCTTCATCACCAAATAACTTCTTTAGTAATGTAGTACCTCCGCCAACAGCTTGTCTTTCGGCATCTTCAACCTTTTTATTCAAGTTATCAAGAGCCACAGACAAGCCAACAACTTTGGGATTTGTGTCCACGGCTCCCGTAGAAAGGCGAGTAAAGAAAGTTTTGAGTCCTGTTCCGGCAATCTCGTTTTTGAGGCCTTTTTCACCTAACATTTCAATAGTAGCGACTAATTCTTCCAAAGAAATATTAGATGAAGCAGCCATAGTACCTGCCTTCAGAATGGCAGCGGTTTGTTGTTCTACGTTTGCAGCTCCATACTTAGAGCCTGCGGCCAATACATTAACATATCTTGCTGCTTGATCAGCTCCGGCTCCATATTGGTTGAGAGCCGTAGTAGTTGCTTCTACTGATTTAGCTAAATCCATTTTGGAAGCCGCAGATAAACGCATTGTTTCAATTGTAACTGCATTCAGGGCCTCCTTATCACTTAATAGTTCTGGTTTGTTGGAACCAACCAACATGTAAGCTTCAAGAATATCTTTGCTGGACTGAGTAACCCGAAGTCCGGTCTTATCCATTGTAGTAGACAATATCTCAGCTTGGCGTGTCAACCATTGAATTGATTTATCGTCCAGTCCGGTCAGTGCTTTCAGATTTGCGGCTGAGTCTTCCTTATCATCACGATTATTCCTTAACTTAGAGAGAGCAAAGGAAACTCCCGTTATTGCGGCTGCGCCGGAAGCAAGTAAACCTCCCCATCTTGAGAACCCGTTATTAAACCGGGTCAGCCAACTTTGAGTTTCCTTAACCTCAGCATTAATTTTCCGCAATTCAGCATTAACCAGTTTGAGACGTTCCTGATACATCTTCCATTCGGCAGAACCGCGTTTTATATGTCCGGAATTCAACTTAGCGTTGATATCCTTCAATAGTTGACGTAATTCTTTCGGTCCCGCTGTAGAAAGATTCTGCATTACAACATCAATATTCCTGGCATTGGTACGCATTGTCTTCAGCTCAGCATTTGTTTTCTTCAGTTCAGCCTCCAGCTTTTTTATCTGCTTCGTGTCACCTGTCTTGTATGCTTCTGCCAGTCGTCCCTTCAAGGAATTGGCGTAACTTTCCAAATCCCTCAACTCCTGTTTCGCTTGTTGCCCGTTAACTTGTACCTCTACGGTAGCTCTTTCATTAATAGCCATATATTTTGTTTTTTTCAAAAGTAAATGGCTATTGATAAAGGAGAAAAGACACAAAAAAAGCCCCGGCAATCCTGCCGAGGCCCTACTTATCACAAGATAAGTATCACTTCTACAAAGGCAAAGATACTATCTCTTTTTAGACTTATAGATAAGCCAAATAACAATTAACAGACCTATTAACATCCCGCCAAATGCCCAGCCACCAAGTTCAATCTTAATCTTTTGCCACCTGTTTAACTCCTTCTCTACAGGATAAGGAACCTGAACACTATCAGTCTTCAGTACCGTATCTGTACGATTAATAAAGATATACCTATACTCCATCTGCTTGACATATTTATATATGGAGTCACCTTTGACGGCATAGAATATACTATCATGCTTATATATGCTATCATACCGAATGCTGTCACGTGTCTTATACTCAGTACGTACCGTTTCCACCGGAACATACTTGATACTTCGACAAGACGATAAGCAGAAAAGTATAGCTAATATCCAAGGAAGTATTTTCATAACAACTCCCATCCTTTCTCTATATCTATCATCACCGCCGAAACTCCGTTTTCCACCTGGGATATAGCAGCCGCAAAAGCACACATGACAGCCTTATCATTGATATCAGGAATATAGCTATTAGGTACCTGCATTTCCCTGCATACCCGGTTGATATAACCGGGTGTATTGTTCTCCGTAGCCGGTGCCCATCGGTTGATGAAATCCGCTATCGTCTGACATCCCCATTTAAGACGGTAATTCTGGAGCGTGCGAATTAATGCGCGGTAGCCCCATTTCATCTCTTTAAACTGGAAGAATGACTTATCTTCCTGTTTCTCTCTCAACCCTTGCCACTTATCCTTTGTGATTCGGATGTTTCCGGGATTACAATTTCTTAATCCTCTTGGTAAACTCATTCCTTGTCCTCCTCTTTTATAAAACCTATTCTACGACGTGGCGGAATACGCCTGTGACACTCATTGTCCGGCATTTCACACCTATTATATTCAGCATCCTTTAGCTGAAGCTCGATACCATGTCTCTTATGAATTTCCTCCAGCTTCGCCTGTTGCTCATGCCTAAGTTCAATATAAAGAGCATCAATCTTGGCATCACGTTGAGCAATACGTTCTTCCAGCCAAGCAATCTGTTTACGTTCATTTTCATTTTCCGCCGCATCAGCAGCAGCATCTTCTTTGCGAGCATTTGTTTTTCGGTTTGCCCAGAAAGTAATTAACCAGGTGATTGTAGAACTACCTCCTATGGCTCCCATTATGGCCAACCAATCATTTAATCCCATATTACAATATATTTAAGTCTGTTTATTGTGCATTTTTTATCGCGGTCTTGGCATTATCATTACTTGGATATAGCCCCCAATATGTCATATCACTATCAGATTCCCTCCAGCCATACAAATCGAAGGCACACAGACCAACATCTGAAAATTCTATGGATGCTACACTATTCACAACATTACCATCAACAGCAATACGCACTTTATCACTACTTGTAGTTACAGTTGCGGGAAGAAGGACTCTTGTTAGCAGCGGGACTATCCACTTTATATTACGACACATTCCTGAAGGAATTTCAGGCAATACCCCAATATTATAGCCAATACAGATTGAACCTCCTGGCTTTTCTGCATCGGCAACACCTCTATACATGTTAAGATACATAACATTGGCATGTATTTCCCCTTTGAATTTGTACTTCCCATTTTCAGGGTCAAGCTCAAAAACTACCTCATTGTTAACCAAAGCGAATATGCCGCTACGTTCAATACCATCAATAGTAATACATTTGTCACCTTGCAATATACCGGTCAAAACCGGTTCTTCGGCGGTTCCGGTATTCTTCCCCGTGAATAGTTTCGGAGAAATCATGTAACTGCCGCCTATCTGTACCTTATTCGTATCCCATTCTGTTATCCAATCAGGAACATTACCAAGATTCTCCCACTGTAAGATGACATCTTTCATCGTGCAGACATATTTGTTTTTAGAGCTATCCCACTTCCAAGATATTGCACCACCGGCAATAAAGCCGGACTTGTCTGTATTAAACTTGGCGGAGCCGTCCCCGAACTCGGCTGTTCCATCAGGATAGATACAGTAAACCGTGTGCCCACTGGTGTCTGTACCCTTTATCATGCCGTTTTCACAGAAGAAGCCACGGGTACCATCTCCACCGGGAATATCACCGCCAAGACGCAGCTTAACCTTACCGGTCCAGTCCTTACTGTCAATATCAAACATGATATCAATGGCAGGCTGGCCGCTTTCGTCAGCATGGATGTAGATGGCGGATTGACGGTTCCTGTTCACTGAGTTGCCGAACTGCACGATATCGTTTCCGGCTTCAGGAGGATTGGTTACAATGCCTTTAGCATCCTTATCAAACTCCGAGACCGGCACATGAATCACACCATTCGCAACCGAAGATATCTCTACGTGATATAAACTCTGCTTAGTTCCTGTGTAAATCTGGCACCGCATAAAGTCATGAGCGACAAAACTCATAGTCTCATCCTCAAGGGTGATGAGATACTCCGCGCCATCCTCAGATAACGTAACAGTAGCTATCTTACCACATGCCTGAGATATGCCTAAAGAGCCAATGATCGCACGCATCTTACTCACCAGCATCTCAAACGCAATGAACTGCTCCCTCACTCGGATGGAGTCAATCTCAAACATCCATTTTCCTTTGACGTATTCCCATATCTTCCATCCATAACCTGCGAACCCGGACATGAAATCTTCCACGATTTCCGCCACATATTCACCAGCCGCATTCATCACCTGCCTACCCGTCTTCTTGGCAGAAGCAAGCATGCCTACAATCTTAGCTGTACTTAATATTGCCATTTTAAGCTGTATTTAAATTTATTTAAAACATACTATAACCATTCCCTTGGCAGACCTGGCATTCAGGGAATTTTTATACCTTAATTATCTCAATAAGATTCAATCCTGGACGATAAGTCAATGAAGCAATGTTCCAAAAGGTGATATCTAAAAAACCATCCGAATTTACCGGCACATTGTCAATTTCCACAAAATGCGTCATGTTGTTTACCCAATCAAAGGAAAGATTAGCTTCGATACCGTTTGCCGCCCATATCAAAGAATTGTATTGGTCAGGTCTGACATTACCGGCACTACTGCAAGATGGCAGTAAACGAACCTTATACGTACCTGGAGTAACGTCGAAAAAACGCAAGATAGATTTCAGACCGGTGTTGGCATTGGCATTGGATACAAATTTCTCAATGTACTTTGCCGGATATACGCCAGAATCATCTACTTCCGGAGCACGAACACCGACATTTATATCCGCATAATCCGTTCCTATTACACCCGGATAATCACTCTTCTTTTTCATATACTTACATATATCATTTCCACCTGTATCTTTCAGGATTTTCGCACTGTACGCAGTGCCGATAATGGCAGATAAGTAATTAATAATCTCTCCATTGACAGTCTCATAAGATATGCCATCACTTTGAGGACTACTGAAAGAAACTATGATTTTGCCACTTTCTTCGGCGCTTTCCGCCTTGAAATTACAGATCACCTCCTTATCGGAATCCACACCAGATACGACAGCGGAACTGGATGTTGTGCCTTCGCCAGTACTGGATGTAACACCCTGCCAGTTATTGACAACATATCCATTATGAGCTTTTGCTATAAGATTGGCTGTGCCGCCCTGTGCTACGACTTGCGATGCTGGAGTAACAGAACCATAGGCTGAATTATTAGCGCGGCCTGTAACGGTATAAGAGACATCCGGACGCTCAGAATAGGCAATAGAAGATGATCTAATTTCTGATTCTCCGAAAATGTTCTTGACCTGCACATACACAGTTTTACTGCCATATACATCGGATAGTTTATATGAAAGTATTTTCGAAGTGCCGGCAACCCAAGGCACTCCTGATAAATCCACATTTTCGCCTATCTTGTAGTGAGTGAGACTGCCTGCCATATCAAGAGAAATAGAAACAGACTGTTCGTAAGTTATTGCAGCTCCTTCATTAATTGATATTGATTTTAAAATCGGAGCAGTCTCATTAGCCGATAGTCTTGCGACAAATGGAGCCTTCAAAGTATCTTTCAACTGATTAACGAAATAGTAGGCATCCGCCTTATCTTCATCGGATAAAGTTACTTCAAATTGTGACGTATATTTTTCAGCACGTTCTAACAGCAAGTTATTAAAATTTACATTGACAAGAAGACCGGAACCATGAGCAGCATAGCTATATCCCAAGATCTTGTCGGAAACCGATAATGCATCCACAGAGGTTATTCCGGAGAGCAGGAATGACAAGTCCTTATAATAATAATTATTAGAAAATGGAACCAATATTTTCCAGGTGATAGTATTATTACTTACTATCTTCTTAACGGCTGAGCTTAACCGCATCTGTATGTATTCGTAAACTTCATCCCAAGAAGCAACCCAAAGACTATCATCTCCGCCTTTGCCGTACAGTGAATAGATGGTTTCCAGTAGCTCGATCCTGGTCAAGTCGACACGATGTGAAGTGATACCTACCCAAAATGGATTACTACTTGCATGTTGGGTAGCAAGTTCAGACAGTTTCACTCCATTGTCAGAGGAATTGGTACCGCCGTAAGTCCTTTTCTTATACAATGAACCCGTAGATTTTAGATAAATCTTCTCCTGGTTATGAAGTGAACTTCGATAGAATTCAATCAGGGGAGATTTATCTGAAGCCGTTACATACGCAGCATTTCCATCGGGAAGAGCCAATACTTTCATGCGCACTCCAGTTTTTTGAAAGACCTTATTGTAGTCATCCTGTAAGCCTTTCATTATAGCATCCGCATCAGTGTTGCTATAAGCATCCTCATCGACGTTGTGAAACAAGAGTGATGCACCAAAGTCTTTCAAGATATTAAGCTCTTCCCAAGTGATGTATATACTGTTTGTGCTGGTATCCTTCATGATGCCATCGGGATTATATGCATTTCTTTTGTTAGGCCACAAAGCGACACTAAAACCGAAACGACGGTCATTGCCGCAGCCGTCAGTATACACAAGAGGATATGCAGGGATATAACCCGTTGTCTTGGGGGTATCCGGATGAAAGAACTCGTTATCGTCAATCCATTTCTGATTGATTCGTCGCCAGATACGCGCGTATGCACCTTCTACCGCATCGTCAGCCGTGTAGGTGAATGCGAAATGCTTGTCATATTTCAAAGGAGCAAAGTTTAAGTTAACAGCATCCGCACTGACTCCGGAAGGAAGTTCTACGCTAAATTCAAGAATTTCACCGGCGAGTTTGACGTATTCAAGGGTCAGCATCAAGGTCGAACCGACCGGTATTGCAGACTTGCATATCACGGATAATTTTGTCTCAAAGTCTTCCGTCACATACATCTGTTTGATCTCGATCGAGCCGGGATAAAACTTGCCGGCAGTATCTTTCACCGTTATATTCTTGGCAGACAGATACATGTTATTACCTAATGGGGAGTCACTCACAGTATACTCCTTTTCAGCATTCACAGTCGTAGGAGGACCAATAAGCCAAACCGTACAGGCATAGATATCATGTTCGGTCACACCGAACCGATAAGTGCCAACCTTGCCTTCCACGTCAGATATAAGTATTCCTCCGGACGCACCTGCGGAGTTTTCAAGATTATCGACACGCGTCAAGAGCTGAGACAGATTTTGCTTTTCGTGAGTTGTATAGTCATTGGTAGACAATCCCTTTCCTGCCACCGCATCAACCTTACTATTGACTGCCGTAACCACCTGATTGAACTCACTCGCTGACAATGTATCACCAGTGTTTTTTGAGGGTATATTCAAATTTGCCATATTGTTTTTTTTAATTTTAATTAGCCTAATGCAAAAGAGAAAGTATAAGGGAAGCCTGTTGAAACCGGAGGTTCACCGCCTCCTCGAATAGCAGAGATGGGAATAAACACCATCTGCCGGATTCTTTTGTCATAAACAGGAATAAGCATGTTATCTTCATCTATACTTCCCGAAAACAAGGTTGGTGCGACATAACTCCACTCTTTTTCTCCCTTGACGGGAAGAGGACCAACCGGAGCATTATCTACGGAAGGGTTGACATTAGCAAGACCACCGAATGATAAATCGGTCATTTCCGCCGGAGCAACTTCTACGATGGCGTCCTCATCCTCTTCGATAAGCGTGTCGATATCCTCTTCAAGCAAACAAGACATTAAAGCGGCCGGGGTGTTTTGTTTCGGAAGGCGCACTATAAAGCCATTCTCCGCAGTCCCGCCTTTTTCAAAAGTGATGTGCTCCGCCGCTCTGTCCTTCTTGACTTTTGAGAGAAACAATTTCTTCAGATTCTCATTGTTCTCGTTGATTTCATCCATTACCCGCAGTGCTGACATTATATCCGTATCCAGCACCTCTTCAACCTCTGTATCTTTTGAAAGGAGATGATTAATTATGCTACCATTAATTTTCAGTCCTTTCACAAAATTAATAAGTTCAGCAGCTTCATCTTCTTTGAGCCGGGAAAGAAATGACTTTTCCAAATCTTCCATATTTAGATCGGCTTCTACCAGTGCCAACAGCAACGCACCGACACGCTTCGCTGTGTTCGCTTCCAGTTTACGTTCATCCCTTATCTGTATGGCTGCTGCCTGTAAAGTCTCTTTAATACTCATTTCTCTATTTTTTTTCAAAAGAACAAAAGCACTTTAAGCGATAAAAAGACGCTAATGTTTCCGACTCCCCCATAATCTGGAACGCATGGATGTGCTTCTCTTATGGTTTGCTTCCTCTATCTTATCAACCAATAACCCGCAGAACTCCTCTCCATACATATACGCCATTTGTTCTTTAAGTACCATGACTGACGCAAAGTAAGCACGGGAAAACCATTCACGTGGTTTACGCGGTTTATACCGACTTTCACGGTATCGTTCATCCAAAAACTCAAGATTACCGCCATTATCTTTCCGATATCCATTCCCAGTGCCGCAATCCTGATAGATTCCATACTCCATGAACTTATGCTGTATAGTATTCAAGTCCCCTCCGGAAGAAGTGACATTCTCCGTGATCTCCTGATGCAGACTATACGTATCAATAACGTGTAACCGTTCAATCTTTTCCCGCCAAATATCAACCATCATCTTTGCCCAGGCATCATTATACTTTTGCCTGTCTTCCGATGTTGCATACGGGCGAGTATTATTATTCCTCCCACTCATCGGCATTAAAACTTAAATCAATAGGTTCCGAGACATCAATCATAAAATAGAGTCCTGTACAACCATTAATGAAATACTCTCCAAGTTCCCTCATATAAACATTATCCGTGTTCAGATAGACAAGTTCATTACTCATGTCTTCCCGATCAAGCAGCATCCGGCTGTGAACCTGACGTGCCAACTGGCGGCAAATATCTAAAGAGGCTTGCCTATCCGCCATGTCATTGAAGGTATATCTCTTCATCAGGAAGACAGTAAATGTGCGCTTTTTAAAAAAGCCTCCGGAACGGCGCTCAGTCACTCCGTCATTCGTGTCATCAACCGCAAAGAAAGCAGACTGCCTGCGAAAGTTCTCCAATACCTCTTCCAGAGAATTTATTCCGGAACAGACACAAGGAAAGAACCCGTGTGTCTTCGCCAGTTTATTCTTCAGGCACATTGATTTAAAGTACCCGATTGCATCAAATAAATTAATTGTGTCCATACTTCCCGTTATATTCTTGTGTCTCACGCGCCTTTTCGTTCAGTTCGGTCAAGGCACGCCAACAGTCCATACTTAATACCTGATTCTCTTTAGTGATATCCCCGCCAGTCAATGCGCGTATCTCAGCGTTCATCACTTCCACCATGTCGGGCGGTTCAGCGTCCACATTATCTCCGACTTTTCCAAAGAAATGGGGAAAGCTGACCGCAAAGCGGTTCTTCAGCGAAGCATACCACAGAAATACAGATAGTAGCTCCCCCTCCGATAAACGCACTTCTACCGGATGATTGCCGTCCTTATCCACATACAATATTTTAGCCATACTTTGTACTTGGCGGATGTCATTCGTTTGCAAATATCCTTGATAATGATTCTCAATTCGTATGTAGTCAGAAAATGGTACTCCGCGCAACAATACATTGACAGCCCGCAACTCTCCGATCTGAGACAAACAGACCGGAGATTTTGCAGGGGCATCCAGAAAGTCCAACACCTTCAGGAAGCATTGTATCTGATAATTCCATAAGAAGAAACGTACTTTCTGTTTAGACTCCAGCGTAACTGCACATATCCACCCATCAGCCACCTTCCGATAAACCCGAATGGCCAGCAAACGAATGAAAATGTACGCCTTTGCTTTTGCAGCTTCAAAGTGAGACATCGCATAGCAGACATACCGTAACTGTTCCTGAGTCAATTTCTCCCAACAGTCCGGAAGTTGGAAATCCAACACATTATCCCCAAAAGTAGCAAGAGTCGTCTTTCTCATTTTTATACCGCTCAAAATGTTTCACTTTATAAGCCTCACTTTCCTGATAAACAGAGAATTTATCAATATTTCCTTCAAGGAAGTTCACAGCATTATCCAGCTCACGTTTAAAAGCCTGGCTCTGCTGGTTGACAAAGAAGCCGACGGCCTTGCGCAACATCCATACAAGCAGTGTTTCATACTCGGTTAAAGTTTTGGCACGGGTCTGTTCCAGCAAATGTTCAAACAGCACAGCAGAGATGTTCCGGTATATGATTTCTTCCGCTTCAGAGATGACAGGCCGTAAGGCTATCAGGTCTGAACGATAAGCTTCCGGCTTGCCTGCGTAATCCCGTAACTGCACCGCAGAATAATATAACGAGCTAATTAGGAGTTTGCCATAAGCAGATGCCGCCCAGTCATCATTACCTATCAGCCCCGATATAATAGCATCCATCGCATCATCCGCAGCTTGCCGTATCGACTTCCGCAATGTTTCAACCCGATCCCGTGAGGCCGGAGATAAGTTTTGATTATTCACAATCCCGAATCCTGTCGAAGTTAATACAAGGTCAAGCCCCGGCATGGCATCATAAAATGCATCCAAACAGATGAAACGTTCCACATCCTCAACAACAACTTCCGGAAGGGCCTCAAAATCTATAACCGTTCCGAAGACTGTTGACTTCAGTTTAGCAGTAGAAACAGCAATGGGGTCCTCCATCATATCAAACACTTCAGCCGTTGAACTTGTGGCGGCCAACACAATTTTTTCAAATTTGTCCTTATCAATCTTGATCATTCGTATCGTCATTAGGTATGTTAGCACTCTTTTTCTTCGCGTCAGTATTCTGATCAAGCGTCGTCAACAGAATCATTGGTACGTCCGGATAAACTTTACCTTCCCAACCATTATAATATATCACCACATTGTGAGGTGTGTACATAAGGTCATGGAAAGCAATCTCAAGCGATTGTTTCAGCGTAAACAGTTCGCGTTTATCGGAACCGGAATTATTAGACTGAGATTTGCCCGGAGTAGCGCCAACGAGGTTAGGATGAATATTATCACCATAGCAAGTAATGTTAGAAGCTTCCTGAATGTCCTCCGACCAGTCACCACCCTCTTTACCGGTATCAATCACATTAACACGCACCATCCGGTTTTCCTTCCCATTCGGGTCGATATAATATCCCGTAATCCAAACCTTACCCGAATTTTCGATACCGGCAACGAAATTTTTAATGTTCTCCTTTTCCTTCTTGAGACGCTCCATCTGCTTTACCGGGTCTGTTATTCTTTCTTCATCCAGAATGTTTTGCCAGAAGTCCTTATGTACTTCCACCTGGTATTTGACTGACGCATGGTTCTTCAGTTTCGCTTTCTTCCCTTTACCTATCAGACGCTTTATATCAAACCAATCGCCTCGGAAAATAGCCGTATAATAAGGAACCGGATAATACTGGCACCCAGGAGTAGGGAAACGGACAAGAATAGCAAACTTCCGTTCCTGTGTCCGTACCTTTCTCAACCCATCTTTACCCGGCTCACGCCCCATCAACACCTCCAAGTCCCCCAATGGATCTTTCTCATCCAAAAGACGAATTACCTCAATATCCTGTTCCCGAAGCGAAGATTTCCGAAAATTCGCACAGAATACATGGTTAATCTTTCCCTTTTCGTCCGCTTTCTCAAATCGGCAGTAACAAGCCTCCTTATGCCGTAACTTAGTAATTTTCTTGCCATCATTGGAAAGGATAACCACGGAAACGCAATAAAAGAAGTACTTCACATCAGTTGCCTGCTCAAGCGTGAAAGCAGGTATGTTGTTATGAAGCAGCCATTTTTTTATCTCCGGGTCATTAGTCGGTTTTTCCGTCTCGATATCCATGTACTTCTGTCCGGCGCCATAACACGTAAGGACATTGAAAAGCTTGTTCTGACTCATCACTTCATCCACACCAATCAGGCGGATAATCTCAAATGGCAACTTATCATCCGGCCCAAACGAAACATATCTATATTTCTTAGTGCCAGGAATAGTAATTGCCGAAACATCCTCCCCGTCTTCGTCAAAGATATCCGCACTGTCTTCTACCGTCTCTATCGATGCCATGACATTCGACTGGCCAATCGAAAAAATCTCACTTGGCATACAGTATGGCTCACTCTGCCGGACTTCCTTTTTTTCTTCCTTTTTCATAAATACACTTTCATTCCATTGATTTCAAACATTGTTATATCCCGAAACTCCCTTATAAGCATAGAGTTAGGCAGCAGAATGCGATGTGTGCCGCCTCGCCAATGGGAACCCACACAACGGATTCCCTTGTATTCGATGATATCTCCGGTAGAAAGCTTCCACACACGGAGGTTACAGGGCTGCCCAGACTCCAGCAGGCGCAGCGCATCACTTTTATATATAACCATCATCCAAAAGTATTATCAAACGTATTGTCAAATACACGTCCGGCACGAGATAGCTGCAAAATGTTCTGATTGCGTTGCGCATACCTGTACGAGAAAGTATAGGCAGGCAGATTATCATAATCATTCGTCCGGGTGGATTCCGATTCTGTTATTGCAATCTCTTTGCCCGGCCGTTCTCCTTCCAACAGATAAATCTCTTTGCTCCGGAAGAGATCATCCGCCCATAGGCTCATTGGAGTATTCAGAATACCTGTATTCGCTTTGAATACGCGATTTTCCTCAATGTGATAGTGACGGAACATCCCATCAATCATCGCTGATGAGCGTTCATACTCCGGCTCCAGAGTATGAGTTCCGGTACAGTAAAATGTTTCCTGGCACCCAAAAGAATTGGTAAAAAGCAAACAAGGCGCAGCATCCGGACACGCCAAATCAATCTGATAGTATTGCACGCGTCCGCCAGCCGTAACCGTATAGCGCACTAAAGTGCCCAAATCGCTGATAAAAGAATCCGGAGAAACATCAATCGTAGCTACTTCCTGATGCGCAGGTAGTGCGTCCAAGACGAACTCTTTAGATACTAATTTATCATCCGTTGTCCGATAATCACAACTGACCACCACTTCCGTACTCTCAGACACAACCAAATGCAAGAATTCTTTGCGTCCCATCGCGGTAATTTTATCTCCCCCTATCATGGCGGTCAGGAAATGAGTTAGCATAAACTCTTTTGCATCCAGCGAAGATTCCGCCGCACAATACTGTACCGTAAATCCACGTACAGTATCGGTCTTTCCAGCAACGACTATTACATAGAAAAAACCGCCTATCAGCTTGGAAGCCAAGTAAGGCTCAATTAAATCCTGTAAGTCTAAAATTGTTATCTTACCTTCAGCATCCGGAACATACGTTTCGTTCAAAATCTCTGTATCTCCATACAATAACTTGAACTGCACTTCCGGCTGATCGGTCAGAATAGTGATTTTATCCAAAGCGGATGAAAACATATAATCCGCCACATCTTTGAGAACTGTAATCATAGTTTTTTGATTTTTTCCCAAAGGTATTTCCACACAGAAACACATAAAAAGACAGAGGCACAACGCTTCACAGCGGCATGCCTCCCCAAAATGTAGAAAATGTTATATCTTAGTCTTTATTCATCATCATCCACTTGGGACGACCATCTTTGTCAACCATACTGTGATATCCGATATCCAACATGATAGTTGTTATCTGGTTCAATGTTAGCTCTACCATTTCCGATAAATCATCGGCTATATCCTGACTTGTCTTCAGGATTTTATCATCATCCTTTTTCTCTGCTGGCAAATAAGTCTGAAGGTATTCAATGAGAACAACTTCGGTTGGATCAATATTTCTTGCAGAATCACTCATCTTTGTCCTCCTTTCTATCATTTAGAGCTAATATAAGCAGGTTTATCAACTCTTCAATTTCTTCATGATTGGCAGTAAAAATAAAATGACCGACCTGAAACACGCTGTAATCGTTCAACATGTTCTTATCGTCGCCGTAATAAGAAGTCTTTTCCACTCTGAATATAGTTTTTTTCATACCAGCACTCCTTTCTCGCTAAATTGATAAGTCGAACGTACTTGGCATATATCCATGATAAAAACCATATCCGGACATCCCATTTTATCCACAGAAACGTCAATGCGGAAAAGCTTACTTCCACAACTCCCGGCACTGTAACGAATTGGTTTTAGTTTCGGATGTTCAGTATTAACCTTCTCCACCATGAGGCGCAGTTCTTCTTTAAGTGCATCCAGTGCCAGTTCATCCCTTACCAGCACATATTCATACTTAGCGACGTAATCACACACTTTCTTCCATGCCCGGTTCTTGGGAGCATAAGTCTGCAAATGTTGTACAAAGAACATCATGCCTTACCTCCTTTCTCAAAGGTAATATTAACATGACAGCCATCACCAGCATAAATGATGATGGCATTGTCTGTACGCCGAACAGGAATACAATCTTTTCCTGAAGCGAGTTCTGAACAAAGTTCCAATAAAGCCTTCTGGACTTTCTCAACAGATACATTGCGTCTGTTAGCGCATTGTTTTTGATTTTTCATAACTACTGCTGTTTTGACATCTGTAGAAAACAGTCCTACAAGCTGAAGCACAAGAACGGCTGCACTTTCCCGAGTTCGTCAAAACAGCAGTAGTATCCACTCCGAAGAGCAATAAAACCGAGGGAAAGGCAGCCGCCTATATCTTACAATCGGGCATAAAAAAAGCCCTAACAAATGTTGAGCATTAACCGCGCTCTACGTAGTAGGATTAGCCTACTGCTGTTTTGACTTTGCAAATATGAGGATAATATTTGAAAGTGCCAAAGAAAATGTTTTTTTAGTTACGTTCTTCTACTACTTTATTTTCCAATAGCTTTTTCAGATACTTCTTTGTATCTTCTTCCACATAAGTCGGATAACATAGTACGAAAAGGAAACCTACAACTGGAGTTAATACTAATGATATTAAAAACGCCAGCCAAAAACTTACAGTTCTTTGTAAAGCTGCATAAGCAAGGGCAAAAGAGCCCAAAACGTGTACAGCAATGAGATAAGATAAATAGTTCTCCATAGTTTTACTTTTTAAGAATTCCCCACTACTAATCTGTTACTTCTTTTATAAGTTCATCAGCTTTATCATAATCAGTTTTTATACCAAGCCTATCAAAATACACCTGATACTTGTCTTGAAAATACTTACGCATCTTCTGATTGTACTCAGCTGACGTAAAGAAAGCTTCATCCAAAAATTCATCATTGGCAACTTCATGAAAAAGACATTCCTTGGCTTTTTCAAGTTCCCCAATTGAATAGTAGAAATTGAATACGGCACCAAATTTACGACTTGTACACACCGTTTTCTTAATCTTCCCAATGTTATTACATAGCACAAAGAACGCTATCAATACAATAACATTAATCACTACCAGAACCCAAAACAGAGCTTGGCACATTTGTAAATAGTCAACCATGTCCTTTAATACACGATCACTCTGTAAAATAGCATCATAATTCATATTCAATAACAGTTTTTCCGTAAAAATATTCAATAATTCATTAGCATTCATTATTTTTGCAAGAAACAAAAACAATAATTATGCCCTTATCAGATAAACAGCAAGACAATGCCTTCAAACTTACAGTCATTAGGCTTTTATGTGTACTTATGATACAAATGTTAGTATGTACAATACTGCTTTGTGTAATACTCGTACAGACATCTAAACACGTGCTATGATAGAGGCGATAATTGTAGCAACTATCGTAGCAATGACTGTAGGCCATATCATTTTATTAGCTTTTATAGTAGTTCTCTTCACCTCTTCATCTTGCTTATCCTTTCCTTTTAACTCATCTAAATAAGCATCAAATCCAACCCAAACGACATGTTCTCCTGTTGCCGTAATGCGTATCCACGCCTTTCCTAATGGCTCTATCAAATGATAATCGTTCATTAATGTGGCTTTCACATATTCAATGTCTATTCCAGATTGAAAACCAAATTTCTCGTCCATATAGTCAGAAAGATTACTACTTTCTATCCTACAGTTGTTTTTATGGATATAACACAGCATCTCATCCGCTATGTTTTTTTGCATTTTATTCATTTTATCGCAAATTTTATCATCAATAATATCACAAAAGTAGTAAAATAATCGGCACCAAACAGAAAAGCACAAATAAAAAAGGCTCCAACCCGTGGAGCCCTTCATTTGTCTTAGATGTTTTTAATGAATTGATAATGATGTTTCCGATATTTTCGGTTCTCTAATATTACGCAAAAGCCGACGCAGCATGTGTTAGTTTACCAGCCACATCTTTTAATGCATTAGCTAATGTACTGAGTTCAGCAGGAGTAAATGTAGCCACTCTACCATGAACAGCATTCCCATTAATCCGCTGATGCAACCATGAAGCAGACTTACCAAAGTATCGTTTAGCGAATTCTGAAACAGAGATAAAAGGGAGTACCCCTTCCAACTGCTTGCGCACTTCGATACGTTCACGCAACTCTTTACTTTCATTTATCGTTTTATGGACACGGGCAAAGTCTTCTGTAACAGCTTCGTTAACCAACACTTTTTCTTCTTCACCAAGTGAATTAAAGAAAGCATCGAGCTTACGTTGCACTTCATCACGTTCGGAACCGTTTGTTTTCACCCACTGTTCCTTCAACTTAAAATATTCCTTTTTAACATCCATAATATAACTGTTTGAATTAACAACCTAATTTTAAATGAAGATAAGTCCACCGGCAGCTACCCCGGTGGACTTTCTTTCTATCGGAGGACTTCTTTAATCTTATCCAGTTCTAATTGAATAAGTTTAATTTCATCATCCAATACCTTTTTCCTATAACCGTTTACAATGAGACGGTGATAGTTCAGAAGGAAGAAATTGAGATTTTCTAAAAGCTCAATTTCCCGCGCCTTTAGCGCTTCTTCATCAGTCATTCAAAGAGCTCTTTCTGATTGACTCTACAAAGATAAAGAAATTATTATCAGCTACAAAATAATTCGATAAAAAAATTATTATCAGATGAAAAAAAATCCCATCCGTGGTCGAAGGAACGGAAAAATCTCTCATAAATACCTCTTTGGGTCCCATCCCGTTTTGCGAGTGTGCGAGCAAAACGGGATGGGCGCCCCTTTGCGCCCTCCCACTTAAATCATCCCCTCATCGCAGAAACTATAATATCCGCTATCGGTAATTATCACATGATCCATCATCCGAATATTGAATATCCCTGCCGCCTTCTTCAATTGCTCCGTTAACCTTTTATCCTCATTACTCGGCTTCGGGTTTCCGCTCGGATGATTATGTACTGCTGCAAAATGGACTGCCCCCGTCTCTATCAATACCCGCATAATCAGCCGCACATCTGCCGAAGTCTGGTCTATACCACCTACTGAGATTTGTACTTTTTTAATTATTCGGGATGCTTGATTTATAGCCACTATCCAAAATTCCTCATTGTGCAAGTCACCGATTAACGGTTGCATCAGCTCGTATATATCCTTGCTTGAAAGAATTAGCCTACGTTCTACCTGCTGTGACTGCTGCCTCTTATACATCTCTACCGCTGCTACGGCAACTTTCTTCCGTCCAGGCGTCAAGGATGCAAACAGTTTATCAAGGTCTATGTCTCCATTGTTCCTTTCAATATCAGACACGATTTGCCTGTTATTGGTTATCTCGTAAATTAATTCCGTGTCGCTCATATAGCGGCAATCATTGTCAAATAAAGTATTCATTGTTGTGCGTTTATGAGTTATAAGATAAAATTGTTTTCCCTAAAAAATAGCCTCCCAACACTTTTGCACCTAATTTTTCAAGTACACAAGCAAAGCGGGCATAGCTATGCCCCTGTGTCAGTATATCATCAAAAAGAAGTACCCTTTTGCCGTTGAAAAAGCCCTTATCAAACTTGATAATTTCAACGTCCTGCACCGTTTTACTGCTCTTTGTCTCATGGATTGCCAAGCGTCCGCCCTCGATAGTAATTGCCTTATATGCGTTGCAGCATCCTGTCAGCCGTGCCACTTCCTCGGCAAACACCTTGTATCTGATTTCGTTTTTTTCCGCTGAACTTGCAGGAATACATACGAACGTCACGTTCTCGCAACCTGCGCCAAACTGTTCCCGTATCTTCTTCGCCACGAGTTCCGCCACCGATACACTACGTTTACCATCTTTAAAGTCCCATATCATCTTTCTGATTGCCCACTCACGTTTATTAGCCTTGTACTTTGTAGGTAAGTAATCGAAGAAGTTGAACATGAATTTAGTCCACTGCTGTTTCCATATTTCAGGAATGTTTCTTTTTGTTGCCATAATATTGTTTTTAGTGTAAATTTATTCTTGAACTTGAAGTCCGGAGGGTGTGAGCCTTTAACCTCTTTCTCCCTGTCCGGAGCTTTTTTTTATTCCGTCGCTTTCGTTCGTGGTATGTTTCGCCTTTATACCGCATCAGAAGGTGTTACGAGGCACATAAAGACAAGTTTTCTGATAAACCAGCGGTTTAAATACTACCCTTGGGGTGGAGATTTTTATCAGAACTTCGCTCCGAACTTGGCATGTGCAACGGAACATTTACCTTCGCGGAATAAAGTCGGAAACATACAGGAAAGCGACATACCAAATTCTAAAAAGCGACGGACAGAGAAAGGAGAAAGAGAAAAATATATCAGAATGACTACTGAGTGTCATTCTACCGCTTAGGCTCCAAAAAATCGGGCAAAGCATGGCAACGTCTGCTTTGCCCGATTTTTTGGAGTGCCCCACTTCACTAAATGCCTATATATGAATTATATGATAGAAAATAAAGTCTCTTTTACCGTAAAAAATTGTAGTTTTCCAGCACTCAAACAGACAAACCCCTAATAAACAGCATACTAACACAGCGCAGCCCCGCACAACGTGCGGAACTGGCGAAGCCTACCCCCCACCGCCCTACGCAAAAAATCTCATTACCTCTCCTCTCCCCCTCGGAATATGTAATAAATCTTTACTCACGCCCGCGGTACACGCCAAACGTGCATAAAAAAAACGTACATTCGTCTACAAGAGCCAATGCACGTTGATGAATGCCAACACTAATGATTACCTACATCGAAGAGGTCACAAATAAATTGAGATGCACCTTCGGAAACTTCTCACAGCCTATGCAAAGGGTATCAAAGGCATCAGAGCCATCCGTTCTTCCCTCCAGCTTATCATCTTCCGACTCAGCCAGCTTCTCGCCACGCTTATCTTTACCACCATTATACACACCTGCCGTTTGTACAGAGATTAACAAATCCTCATTATTCTGTTCATTGAACATAGGCATCAGGTTAGCCTGCCCAGCAAACATACGATTGATCAATAAATACTTCTCTATGTGGTTCATTGGCTTACCGATATATACCTCTTGTACTTCCCATCCCCGCTTCTTAAACTCATGAGCAATCACCCAGCGGAAGTCCTGATCATTCACAGCGTAATTACTTCCCAATGCCGTACTATCATAATAGAATATCACCTTCCTCCGCTTGTGATGACGATAGTATTTGCAGAAGTCCTCAATCAGTTCCGGAAGCTTACGTTCATACTTCACAAAGAAAGATTTCAGCACCTTCAGTTTATTATCTTGAGGTTGTCCGGCTACCAGCCAGTTGATGTTCGCATTGTAATCAAATGCAATACAGATAGGCATACCCGCATCCACATCAGCATCAGCCAGCGATGTAGGCTCTTTCAACTTGTCGAACTTATACTCAAGACTATCCAGATATGAGAAGTTGGTACAGCTATACTTATGATGCGTCCGCATGGATGAGTAGAAGCCATCACGGGTAATGCCGATACGCTTGCAGAGAATAGAGGTCAGAAAGGTCAGCGGTGGCAGGTCACGTTTCATGTCGTTCACCCACTTCTCACCCAATACCTGCATATTCCAGATACTTGAGTATTCTTTATACATAACTGCTACCGAACGCATCCGGCAGAGATCACGCGATAAAGTACGAAGATAGGAGCGTAAATAGGCAGGTACGGACTTACCTTCAGCCAACATGTCCTTTATCTTCTGCTTGGTTTTCCATATTTCAAAAATAGTACCCTGGATTATCTCAATAAGTTCCGGATCACATTTCTTTTCAAAGTCCAGAAACCAAGAACCTTTCTTTGTGACCGGCATATCTGAAGAGATCAACATGCCATGATGATAGAAGTGTTGCCCAAAATATTGCTTATTACCACGGTTAGCGGGGAGAGTCTCATCCTTCAGTTGCTCAAAGTCTACAAATTTTGCTTCGTCGATATCCAAAGCGTCATAAGAATGCGAGTTGGAGGTTCCGCTCCTATCCTGTGAAATGATGTAGCCAATACTACCATTATAGAGAGAAAGAATATTCTCCCAATTCTCCGGTTCAAACAACGGTTCTCCCCATCCCCATGTTTTGGGCGGTTTGCGTCCGACAGTCCAATGGAGATCGCGTTTGAAGCCCCAATTCTCCCAATGAATGAGCATGGAAGGAAGAGTATTCGTAAGAACACGTTTGCAGTTAGCACCGACAAAGCCCGTAATACTGCCGGGCATACGCTGCATGTTCCGGAGATTCCACGCAGCATGAATCAAGCCTTTACCAATACCACGACCACCGACAATGACCGTATCTTTGGCAGAAGTGTACATCACTTCCTGTTGCGGGTCATTAAAGTACTGTTTCATTGCCTTGCGGTTTTATTTTGAAGATATCTTCCTCGTTAAATTCCACCTCCTCGAATTCCACATCTTCAATGTCATCAGACCAATACTGCTGTATCTTGGTCTTAATCTTTTCCCGAACATTAGGAATAGGCTTGATGCCAAGAACCGTCGGGTCATCGGTCGGCTCAAACGGCTGGACAACAATCTTGTCATAGCCTTTGTCGAGGATATCTTCTTTATCGAGTTGAGTATATTTTCCGTAATAGTTGGCGGCGGCGCCCATTGCCCTGGCATCTTTTATTCGCTTGGCCATATCAAAAGTCTCATCTATCATCTGGCAGAACTTATACCGGTGATAATCCTTTGTGGTTTTAGCAAGATCGCCAAGCAAGCGTTTTATTATCCGGATATCTTCGTAAGCAGTAGATTTGCTTACATTATAGCGACGCTCCAGCTCGCTGACTATCTCAAGGTCTTTCTTACGTGGAAATTGCAGCCAGAAATTATACATATCCCGGAGACGTATCAGGCGTTGCTGGATCAGTTCCGGAATACCGTCCGCCGTCATCTCGTTGATATCGGCAAACAGATACTTCTCACATACTTCTATGGTGGCAGGTACAGGCATTATAAATCTTCATCAGAGTCCATGTTCAACAAATAGCTATTCGTAAGCTGCACCGCCAGCGGGCTTCCCACGTTTGCCAGTTCGATTTCTTGTTTGCGTAGCTTAAGTGCAGTATCAGCTTTCGCATAATGATAGGCACGCGATACCGGAGTATTACGGTTGCGAATTTCAAGGCGCAGCGCGTCAACATCCATGTCAAGCAGAACCGCCATGTCAGAAACCGGAGTCAAGCACGCCGCCAGTTCCTTAATCTTCTCTATCTGTTCCGTTGAATAACCCATCCAAATGAATTGCTTTTGAATTAATGATAGTGGAGAACTGCGCTTGCAGGTCGAGATAAATACGAGGATCAGTAGTTATCATCCCGCTTTCAGTCCTGTTCCCCCGTGTTTGATTCTGGGAAGTGCAAATGGATACCATCCACTTTGAGTTCCGAATAAGAATAACCTTTGAATGATTCTCAGCCAGAAACACATCATCAAACACATTCGATATGAATGTGTACAGGTGAACAGTCTTGCGGGATGCTTTCAGGTCGGTTAACATGGTTGCTTTCGTCAGTAAACCCCGTCTCCGGAGACGAAAAATTCTTCGAAGGAATTCTTCGGAAGTGGAAAAGGTAGAAATGTAAATCTCAGCCGGGCCAGTCTCCGAAAGGATTTTCTCTATGATATCAAATAACTGTATGCGATTATCCAAGTACGCCTGCAATGGCGTACCGGACAATGGCTTTATTATCTGATTGACTAACTTCACTTAACTACCAAACCTAAATCAACCAATTCTTTCACTTGTTCCGCATCCACCGCATTTCCCGTACTGATAAGATACTCATAACGTTCCTGCACTTTGAACAGTAGCGCCGTATATTTTTTCTCATCAGAAGATTTCAAATCAACCAGCTTTTTCTTATTATCAGAAAGATACTTTCGAGCAGCATTGACCTTCTTGGCAATATCCGCCGGATTCTCTTCCACTTTTGGAGGATTGTTCGTGGTAGAAGCACCAGCCACATAAGCATCATAAGCCTGCATGTTGGCACGATACTTTTTGTCACACCCATCCAACTGCTGTAAGTATTCAAAGCGATCACAGGCCGGAGAGGTTTCCATACCTTTCAGCAGCTCAAACAATTCCTTAATCTTGAACCAAAGCGGCGTGCATTCGTCCCATAGGGTTTTGATTTCATCCGGAAGCTGCTCATGATCCGAACGCTTGCCACGTACAACCGTTCCTTCAGTCGGCAGATCATTATCAGTGGAAATCACCGGAGCACCTTCGGCAATGGTTGCTTGTGCCGCCGGAATCACCACTTTATTCATCGTTACCACATCAGCAACGGTTTTACGCTCAAGGCGTATAGCAAGATATTTCTTCAGCTCATATTCAACTTTATCCGCAAACTTTTCCGGCTTACGAACTACATTCTGAAAAAAGATGCGGTTGCGATTCAGAGCCAGGAGCATAGTTGCACCATCAATCACATTTCTGTCTTCAGGCTTTGCATCCAAATAAGCCTGCATTCTTGCTGTTAATTTTTCATCCATACTTTTAAGTTTTAAAAAAGGTGGTGACACAGACCAGCCACGCCACCACCTAACTAACCAACCAAAAACAAATTATAGCGTCAACATATTACGCTGATGGCGCCACCCATGCAGAGCCATCCAGTCCTGATAAGTCCCCGTCTTCAGTCTCTATCTTACCCGGATAGAACGGAGCCGGACACAAATCTGTCGCTTCGATTTCAATAGTAGTACCCGCTTCACCCGTAACACCTTCGCCAAGAGCCTGAGACGGCTTCGTATCCGTCTCAAATTCTTCACAACCAATGACACGGAATTTACCATTCCGTTGCTGTACAAGATATACAAGGTCATCCGCAGTAGCCTGACGGCAGAAGCCGGAAGCATCTTCTTCAGTACCGGAATGTTTCAATGAACATTTATTCAACGTTGTGCGGCTTGGCTTTTCACCTTGCGGCTCAGAGGTCACATTAGACTTTGTTGACAATGATTTCAGTGTCAACCATTTCTTATCGGCGGCAAGCACGAAGTCCCCTTCATATGTCGCCAGCGCAGCCATTGACTTAGCCGCTTCCAAATCCGGAAGTTTCGGCCAAGTCACAATATTTGATTTCTTCTGAAAGAAGACTTTCGGGCGAATACCCGGCAACACGGTCTTACCGTCGCAAAAGTCCAAAGACTCATATAAGTCTATAGAGCTACATCCTACTGGTTTAACATCAGCCATATTTTCTCCTTTCTAAATAGCAGTTACACCATCAATACTTGCAACCAACATCCGTTCCTTAGATATTGACTCGAATTCCACGCCAAAGAACATCGTAGCGATAAACTGGAGAACGAATGCTTTGAAGCGTGCCACTTCAATACTTTCTTCCTCTCCGGTTTGGTTTACTCCCACCAACATGTTCTTTTTTACCGTCATGTGAATAAAGGGACTGTTTTTCTTGTTGGCAAGGGGAACAATATTCACATCGTCAAACCCTTCAACGAAATATTGGTCATACTCCTTATTATAAGGAATAGCGCCGGTAGTCGCTTTATAGTCTTCACAATAGTCGAAGAACACATGTTTAGGAACAAACAGCTTCACCGATTCCTCCTCAGTCAACATGTCATCAGCAGTCTGACAGATTGTTTTTAACACGTCAACAGCATTGTTCTTATCAATAGCTTCGATAACCAGATAATTACCCAACGCAGCCGAAAGCTTTGCTCCATCCAATTCTTTTTTAGTGATCGTATCAAAACCATTGAACAGGTCTTTAGACAACTCACCACTATCCTTACGAACTGCCGACCAAAGCACGTTATTCAAGTTCTTACCCAATTGAGCGCTGAGAAAAGCCAGCACTTTACGAGTAATCTCAGTGGACTTCAAAGCTTCCCCCTTAGTGATGTCAGAACCCCACATAGACTGATAGATTTTGTTCGGAGAAAAGTTACGCACAACCGAACCGAAGAATGTATATAACGTTCTCGGATTGATTACAACTTCGCTATTATCCTCACGTGTTTCGGAATAGGGCCCAAACTGCATGTCACCGGACAATTCACCAACAGTTTCCGAATAGCGGATACCCGGACGCAGACTCATGTGCTGCAATGAACGAGACAATGCAATCACAGGCATCTGCAACAATTCTTTTCGATATTTACGAGCGGTCTTCTGAAGATCCTCGCTTGCAATGTTAACTCCAACTGGTGCCATTAAATAAAATCTTTTACGTCGTTATACATAGATTTCGCTGTCACATCAGATTTACCGTCACCTTCTTCACCTTCAATATGGCGGGTTTCATCACCATCACCATTTTTCAGATTCTTAATCTGCTCATCTTTCTGGTCAATAAGCGTTTGTTTATCGGTAACGTCCTGTTCCAGCGTATTCATTTTCTCGTTGAGGGCTTCAACCTGTTCTTCGGTAAGCGCAACCTTACCATCTTTGTCAAACTCCAAGCCCTCAACGTTCAGGATGGTGTTGACTTTCAAATAGTCTTTCTTCATCGTTGTTACATTATTAATAGTTTCAGATGAATTATTTTCTTCTTTCTTCCCGAAAGAGGAAATAAAACCATCCATTTTGGAAAGCAATTTTTGTAGTAAACCTTCGGTAGTATTTACCTTGTCCTGTTGTGATGGAAGAGCAGGCAGTCCCAAAACATTCAGTTTTTCAGCGGCATCAGCAAAGTCAATCTTATCGTTGTCCTCAATGATTTCACCTACAAAGCCATAGTCCAACGCTTCTTGTGCGGTAAGCCAGCGCCCTTCTTTCAGTACATCAAGGATTTCATCCACCTTCTTTTTACAGCGATTGGCGTACATGTTGGCCAGTACAAGTGGAAAATCCAGTGTAAGCTGC